CTTGGCAGTGTTTTAGGCGATGTTGGTGGAGGTGTTCTTGGCCGTGTTCGGGAGAAGTAAATTATGAGTAAGATTAAAGAGCAGTTGATAGGGTATGACCACCAGAGCGAGTGGCTAGACGATAGTAGCTACGTAATGGTTAATGAGCTAATCGAATATCAGCTCTACTGTATGACAGTATCAGAGATGCAAGCCATGGCCGCTGATAGGCTACGACAGGAATACCATGCGATGTCCTACAGCGAATTTAAACAGAAACACGACAACGCATTTGGAGAGAGACAAAATGAGTAGATGTAAAGCCTGTGACGTTATATTAACTAACGCGGAACTAAATAAAACCTACGGTAAAACAGACACAATGGTGGGGATGTGCTACGACTGTAGTAAGATTTCAACTAAAGCCTACACTGATTTCGACGCAACAGTTGACACCCAAATTGATTTTACAGTGAGTTTAGATGAATTTGAGGTTGACAGGGGGTATAACTAATGCTAGACTGAACTTATGTTATGTTCTTTAAGATTAAACATTAAAGTAACTAACTAAAGTATACCTAGGTATACTAAAGAAGATAAACAAAGTAAATTTAATAACCAACTGAAAGGTAATAACTATGTCATTAGCAACATTAGAAGGTACAGTAGCATTCGCTAACCTAACCGAGCATGAGGTCTACAACAATCAATCCACTGGTAAATTCTCTCTGGTAGTGTCTTTAGATGAAGCCACAGCAGATGAGCTAGATGCTAAGGGTGTCAAGCTGAGAGAATATGAGGGTGTCAAACAGCGTAAGTTTAGCAGCAAGTTTGACGTACCAGTACTAAACCCTGATGGGTCAGCCTTTAATGGTCGAGTGACCAGAGGCTCTAAAGTCAGGCTACTGTATACAGACGGTCAGCCGCACCCTGTACACGGTATTGGTACTTACCTCAATAAGGTCAAGGTTCTGGAAGTAGCAGAGATGGAAGGCGCAGAGGACTTTTAAGGATGAAAGAAGAGTCTACCTTTGTAAAGCATGAACCATGTCCTAAGTGTGGTTCAGGCAACAACCTTGCAAGGTACTCTGATGGACACGCCCACTGTTTTACTGGTGGGTGTGGTCACTACGAGAGGGGCAACGGAACTGCCCCAGACTTTGCTGATGTAATTAAGAAGCCAACAAGAGCATTTGAGATGACAGGAACTATAGCGTCAATCCCCGATAGGAAGATTTCACAGGCAATCGCAGCTAAGTTCGGTGTGACTGTAGAATTCTCCCCAGAGGGCAAGATTGTCAAGCACCACTACCCGTACTACGATAAAGACACAGGTCAGGCCACAGGGACGAAGGTCAGACAAGTAGAGAACAAAGGATTTTACGCAACAGGTAACTTCGATAATGTAGGTCTATTCGGACAGCAAGCGTATAGAGAAGGCGGTAAGTACATTACCATCACTGAGGGAGAGGCAGATGCAATGGCTGTCTCTGAGATGTTCGACGGCAAATGGCCAGTAGTATCAATCAGGTCAGGCGCTGCCGGTGCAACTAAGGATATTAAAGCAAACCTAGACTGGTTAGAGAGCTTCGATAACGTGATTGTCTGTTTTGATAACGACAAGGCGGGACAGGAAGCAGCACAGTCTGTACTAACATTATTCACACCCAATAAGGCTAAGAACGTAACACTGCCCCTGAAGGACGCAGGCGATATGTTGAAGGCCCGTAAGGTGTCAGAGTTTGTTAGTAGCTGGTGGGATGCTAAGGTATTCAGGCCCGATGGTATTGTGTCAGGCTTAGATACTTGGGATTTGCTACAGGAACAGGCTCAGACTGTTTCAATACCTTATCCGTGGACTTGTCTTAATGAGTACACTCACGGCTTTAGAGCTAAAGAGCTGGTTACCATTACTTCAGGTTCTGGCATGGGCAAGTCTCAGATAGTCAGGGAGCTAGAACACTACTTGTTGAACCAGACAGAAGATAACATTGGTATCTTGGCACTGGAAGAAGATATACCCAAGACAGCACTAGGCATTATGTCTATCGAAGCCAATAAGCAGCTACACTTACCGGATGTTAAAGCAGCAGTTACCCTTGAAGAGCAGAAAGGCTACTGGGAAAAGACTATGGGTACAGGACGTATCTATATGCTTGACCACTGGGGCAGCACCAGTGAGGATGACCTGCTAGGACGCATACGCTACATGGCTAAAGGTTTAGACTGTAAGTGGATTATCCTAGACCACCTAAGCATCGTAGTCAGCGACCAAGCGAACGGCGACGAGCGTAAAGCCATCGACAGCATCATGACCAACCTACGCAAGATAGTGCAGGAGACAGGTGTCGGCTTGTTCTTAGTGTCACACCTACGTCGACCATCAGGTCAGAAGGCGCACGAGGATGGCGGTAAGATTAGCTTAGGCGAGCTTAGAGGGTCAGCCAGTATTGCACAGCTAAGTGACATGGTGATTGGCTTAGAACGTGACCAGCAGCACCCAGACGCTGATATACGTAACACTACGTGTGTAAGGGTTCTAAAGAATCGGTTTGTTGGTTTGACTGGTGCAGCTTGTTACCTCTACTACGACAAAGACTCTGGTCGTATGATTGAGACAGCCTGTCCAGTAGCCGAAGATAAGGTGGATTTTTAAGCTTATGAAGAAGATAGTCTTTGACATTGAAACCAACGGGCTAGAGCCTACTCTTATATGGTGTGTTGCAGTACGTGAAGTAAGCACAGCTAAAGAGTTAGTGTTTACCAGTGAGGTTGCTTTTAAAGATTACTTTTATTCTGAGCAGATGGAAATCATAGGCCACAACATAATTGGCTATGATATACCAGCACTCAAAAAGCTTTGGAACGTAGACTTCACTGATAAGAAGGTGACCGACACACTTGTTATGTCACGCTTGGCAGAGCCATCACGCCAAGGTGGCCACTCACTAGATAGCTGGGGTGAACAATTAGGATGCCCTAAAGGAGATTATAATGATTGGCTTAATTTCTCTCAGGATATGGTGGAGTACTGT